AGCCCCCGCCCGGCCGCCTCGCCCTCGGTGATGAACCGGCCGCGCAGGTCCCGCAGCCGTCCCTCGGTGTCGCGCTGGAGCCCACGCATCCGCAGCTGCGCGTTGCTCAGCCCGCGCACGAACCCCTCGTCGTCGGCCCGGATGAACCCGACCAACTCGCCGATGGACAGGGCCATGTGGAGCACCCCCCATCGGGCTGTTCAGTTGTGGATCACCGGTGCAGGGCGGCCCGGATCTGCAAGTCGTCGTCGACGACGGACACGAAGTCGTGGGCTACCTGCCGCCACACCGACTCCGGCGAGAGACCGGAGAGCAGGGTGTAGAAACGCCTGCGGGTCAGGTGCGCGATGTCTTGCGGGCCGAACCCGTACTCGCGCTGGTAGTCCGCTTCGACTGCCCACCACCAGCGGCGGACCGCTTCGCGGGTGCGCCAGTCGCTCGCCGCGTCGCCCGGTTCGGCCCCTTCGGTTTTCCCAGGCCCTCCCCCGACCGGACGATCTCCAGTGCCTCCCCGAAGGACAGGTCGCGTCCGCCGGCCTGCGCCATCCCCCACGTGAGGACCGTCTGCAGCTCCAGCATCCCCATGCCGGCATCCATCCACTGCTCGAGGACGTCCTGCCCGAAGAGCAGCGCCAGGAGCTCGGCAAGGTCCTCCTTGGAGTCGGAGTCGCGCAGTTCGTCGATGCGCTGCTCCAGCACCATCGGCACGTCGGTGGGGACGGCGACTTCGACGCCGCGGATGACCTCAGTGCGGCCGCCGGACACCTCGGACCAGAACGCATCCCACGTCTCGTGCCCCGCTGCGGGCTTGCGCGCGGGGCTCAAGACTTCGCCGCGGTCGTGCTCGCGCCGGACCGCGTGAACGTGGCGGACCAGGACGTTTTGTCGTTGTTCCCGCCGCCCTGGTCACCGAGGTTGACGTGCGCCGTCCACACTTCCCACGACGTGTCCTCCGTGTGCGCGAACCGCACCCTGCCCAGGGAGTCCTCGCCGAGGAGCTCCGACAGCTCCTCCACCAGGGCCTGGCCGGGGTCCAGGGCGCCGGTGGCGTCGTCCCGCAGCCGGAAGCCCTCGATCTCCAGCTCCTTGCCGATCTGCATTTTCTGCGACTCGGCCTGGCCCTCGGAGGCGAAGGTGGTGGTGTCGGTGGTCTCCTCCTCGTGGCTCTTGGAGAAGGTGTTGATGCCGCCGATCGCGACCCAGGTGTCCGGGGTGTCCGGGTCCTCCACCTGGAACTCGACATCGCGGGCGTTGTACTTCTGCAGCGCCATGGCGCAGCCTCCTTCGGGGCATGACGAACTGCCCGAAGCGGCCACCGCTCGGGCTGGATCTTGGGGTTGGGGTCAGACGCGGTGCGCCGTGACCGAGCGGATCTCCGCCCGGAAGTTGCACACGTGCTCGTGCCGGCCGTTCGCGTCCTTACCGAGGGATGCGGGCCCGTGCTGGAGGGCCACGCACAGGATCAGCCGCGTACCGTCCGGCAGAGTGATCGGGCCAAGCCCGTGCAGCTCCTTATAGATGGCCTTGCAGCGGTCGCGGGACACCGTGGCGTCCTGCGTGCCGCGCACACGGACCTGAAGCCGGGGCTCGTCGTAGCCCAGCAGCGAGTCCGGCTCAGAGTTCGACGCCTCGTACAGGGTGAGCGCGACGGCCCGGTCGGGGGTGGACGGCATGTCGTCCAGGAAGGTATCCCCGCCCGCGCTGTCGGGGGTGTAGGTGAGCAGACCCCGGTCGGTGAGGTACAGGGCGATGCCCTCGGCGAGGTCAGCCACGCAGCCACCTCCGCAGCGAGACTTGCATCAGCCGCAGCACGACGTCCCGCTCCCGGTTCATCGGGATCTCGAGGTACTTCGCCGACCGGCCCGGCAGGTGCTTCCAGGTCAGTTCCTCGTGCTGGCGGCGCGCGTACACGGTGTCGTAGGAGATCGCGCCGTTGAGGCCCTCGCGGATGACCTTCCCGGAGCGTTCCAGCGTGCCCTCCTCCAGCGGGACGATCTTCCGGGATTCGGTCAGCACGTGCTCGAGGCCGCGCTGGAGGCCTTCCTCGGCGAGCCTGCGCCCGCGCGAAGTCCACTGCCGTCGGCCGTCGAACCGGAAGCGGGTGTACTGGCTCATACCAGGCTCACCTCCAGGTGTTCGAGCAGCGGCAGCCGTCCCGCGTCCCGCTTGGCGAGCGTGAGGATGGTCGTCACCCGGCCGGAGGGGAGCGTCACCCGCGACTCCGGCCGGGCGTCCAGAGCGTCCAGGCGGCAGTAGAACTGCGCCGACGAGGTCACCTCGTTGCCGTCCGCCGCGCGCACCATGCGGTTGGTCTCCTCCAGCCAGCACCGCACCGTCACCGGCGCGGCAAACACCGCGCCCTTCCCCGAGTTGCCCTCGTACGGCTCCACCGTCACCTGATGCTGCAGCCAGAAGGCGGGCAGCTTCACCATGTGCCCACCTCGCCGAGGCGGAAGATGTCCGGGGTGAGGTCCATGCCCTGGAGGGCGTCCCACACCTTCGGGGCAATCTCCCGCCCCGCCGACGCAGCCCCGGACGTGCCCCCACCGGATCGAGACAGGATTGCCGACCCCAGGCTCACCGACGACCAGCCGGCGCCGAGCGCGCCCACGGAATCCCCCACCTCGTCCCACCACTGCGCCTGCGCGCACGCGGCGTCCGCGAACGCCTGCGCCACCACCTCGTTGGACGGCATGCCCGCGTCGTCGACCTCGTACCAGCACAGCCGGAACACCCGCGCCTCCAGCGTGCGGGAAGCGTCCGCCAGCAGCTGGCCGATGCCGTCCGGGGCGGCGGCCCCGGTGTAGGTCTCGTACTGCTCGCTCGTGGCGTACACCCGGGCCATCCGGCCACCCCCTACAGGTCCAGGACCGCGACCGTGACGGCCGTGTCCGCGCCGGAGTAGTCGAGCCACACCGCGCCGTCCGTACGCCGGAACTCCGGCCCCAGCCGGGGCAGCAGCTTCGCGGCGCCGGCGGCGACGGTGAACGTGGCGTCCGCGATCGCGAGGGCCTGCGCGCCAACCGTGCCCGGCGTCTGCACCGTCACGGTCAGCTCGGTGGAGTCGCCGTTCGCGACGTACAGGCGCCGGCCGGACGCCCATGTGAAGGAGTTGCCGTCGGTGAGCTCGGCCGCCACGTCCACGTCTGCCAGGACAACCCCCGCGGCGGGGACCGTGGTCGGCGTGATCGCCGTACGGGCCATCAGTCCTCACCCCCGTACGTCTCGATGAGCTGCTCCTTGGTGAGGCCGTCCAGAGCTGCGCCCGGCTGCAACGCCCGGGCGTACCCCAGCCAGGCGGCCTTGGTGGCGGAGCGGGCCGGACGCTGCACCCCGTCCGGCCCGCTACCGCTCCCCTCACCATCCCCAGGCGGGTCCTCGAGGCGGCGCCAGCCGCCCTCACCAGAGGAGGCCAGCCGCTCCAGGCTGGCCTCCTGCTCACTGCCGGGGACCGGCCGCACCCGCTCAGCGGTATGCCGGCCGGACCCCCTCACGTAGACGGCCATCAGACAGCGAGGCCGTTCATGACGGCGTGCGCCTTCTCGTTGCCGTACTCCAGGCCGATCTCGCCGTAGAGCTGCACCTCGTCGGAGGCGCCGGTCTTGGCCAGGGGCTCCTCGAACATGACGCCCTTACCGGGGATGTTCAGGAAGACGGGGCGCAGCTGCTCCAGGGACGCGACGACGATGGTGTCCTGGGGGACGTGCCGGTCCATCATGATGCCGAGGCGGCCGAAATCGGTCTCGATCGTCTGGACGCTGACGCCGCCGACGTTCCGGTTCCCCTCCGTGATCATCACGGACTTCCCGTACGCGTCCGCGTAGGCCTTGGTGACGGCCCGCTTCTGCGCCGAGTTGACGATCAGGGTGGCGGTGGCCTGCTCGCTGATGCCGCCGTTGTCGTAGGCGAGCTGGAGCAGGTCGTCGATGTCGTCGGTGGCCAGCGCGGTTGCGGTCGGCTCGGCGTAGGCGATGCCCGTGGCGGTGCCCAGGGTGATCGCGGTGCCGCCGTTGGTGGACGACACCTTGAAGGTGTCGGTGGCCACCGCGTCGACGTAGTACACGCGTCCGGCGACGATGCCGGTGGCGTTGCCGGTGTCCCGGAACACGACCTTGTCGCCGTCGGTGAGGCCGTGCGCGGTCGACGTGATCGTGTCCGTCGCCGAGGTGGCGCCGGTCACCTCGGTCGCCTTCGCGACCCGGTTCGTGGTCACCGCCTGAAGCAGGCCGCGAGTCTTCCGGGCCGTCGCGTTCGTGGTCGGGTTCGCGAACTCCCCGTTGATGAACGAAAAGTTGACGTCGAGCGCGATGGACTTGAGGGCCTGCGCGACCTGCCAGTCCAGCTCGTTCCCCACCGGGTTCGAGCCGTCCACCCCACGGAACGGAGCGCTCCCCGGAGTGGCAAGCTGCCCGATGGCCGCCTGCTTCGTGTACGAGACGCTGACCTTCTCCTGGTGGATCTGGGCCGCGTTCCGCACGTTCGCCCGTACCCGCTCCTCGGCGGTCGGCGCGGTCGCGCCCTCCACCCGGGTGCGCTGCGACGGGTCCCGCAGGTCGTAGGTCTGCCACTCGAACTCCACAGCGGTCGTCATGCCGCCGCCGGTGAGACCGCCGATGGCCGAGAGCAGCGGGGTGTCCTCGGGCGTGAGGGCGAACAGCTCGCCCGCGTAGTTGGGAAGGTCGAACGTCGTGCCCATCCCGGTGATCCCGGCCATGGTGACTCCTTACGTGTTCGTGGCGGCACGCTGCCGCTTCAGTCGAATGACTTCGGTGAAGTTTCTGGCCGCCATCGCGGCCTCGATCTTCTTGTCGATGGATGCGGCCTGGTCGCCGCTGCCGCCAGCCCCGCCCAGGTCCGCGCCCGAGCGGCCCGCTCCCCGGCCGCGCAGGCCCGGGTCACGGCCCATGGCCGCCTGCACCGCCTGCTCCACAGCCGCGTTGAACGCCTCCGGGTCCGACGGGTCGATGCTGTCGATGGACTCGCAGAAGCTGCGGGAGTCCAGCAGCCGGTCGGCGTCAGCACCAAGCCGCGCCGCCGTCCGGTAGACGTGCAGCTCAATCGCTGCCGACGCGGCCTGCTCCTGCGCCGCCGTGAGCGCCGTCTGCGACTGGGTCAGTTGACGGGTCAGCTCCTCCGGCGTGGCCGGCTTATCGCCCTCCAGCCCCAGCGCGGCGCTGATCGTGCCGAGGAGCTCCTCGCGGGCCTCGTTGGCTGCGTTCTGCTTGGCCACGGTGCGGGCCTTACCGGCGTCCTCCCGCGCGTCCCGGATGACCTTCGCCACCGGGTCCGGCAGGGAATCGACCTTGCCGTCCCACTGGAAGCCCTCCCAGGGGCTCGCTGCGGGCTGTCCGCCCTGGCCGGCACCGCCGGTGTCTGTGTCGGGCGTTCCTCCGTCACCGGGTTGTCCGCCGTCGGATGCGGAGCCGCCGCCGTCCCCTCCGTCGGCATACACGGGGCCGAAAGGGCCGTAGCCGTAGGGGTGTGCCCATCCGGCGCCGTCCAGGCGCACACGGGCAAGGGTGTTCTTGTGCATGGTGCCCTCCAGGGGCATCAGATGGGGCCCGCTCCAGGCGGGCCGATTCGGGTGGTGCGTCAGACCGGCAGGTTTCGGCGCCTGGCCTCCGTGCGGACGAGGTGGCCGAAGTCGTACAACGCCCGGGTCTCCGACCGGTCGAACTCAGCAGGGGGCCGGTTCTGCACCTTCTGCAAGGTGGATGCGTACTGGGACAACCGCTCATCAGGGACGCGGGCGATGTTCCCGCTCCCCAACCCGCTCTTGAAGCGGTCGAGCGCCTTCTTGACCTGTTCCACGTCCGCGGTGACCTCTGCAGGCCGGTTCTCACGTGTTGCGGTGCGGGCAGCAGCCATGTCCCGTAGACGGGCGAGCGCGCCCTCGTTGCGTTCGCGTTCCGCATCCCGGGCCTGCGACGCTGCCGTCTTCTGCGGGGATCCCGACGCCTTGCAGGACGCCTTCTTCTGGCCCCCGGAAGAGAGCTTTGCGAACGCTGCCTTCCCGTGCTTCTTCCGGCCGATCCACGCGGCGAGCGCCTCCGGGTCCCGGGCGCCTGCCGCGGCAAGTTTCGAAACGAAGCCACTGGCCACGACCTCTCCCTCCTTTATCGGGCGGCGCCGATCTGCTCGCGCTGCGGTTTGCGACGCAGGTCCGGGTGCTCGGCCACATGCTCGCGGGCGGCCTTCTGCCACTTGCGGACGTACGCGCCCGCGCGCTGCCGCGCGGCGTCGTCCATCGCGGCGACCTGGCGGCGCTTCCACGCCCGGATGTGACGTTCGATCTCCCGCTGCCGCTGCGTGTCCTCGTAGGTGGTGCCCGGCGTCGCGTGGTGCGGCGGCCGGGTCGTCACCCCAGGCAGATACGCGCTCAGCGAGTGCCGGCAGTTCGGATGGAACAGGCCCGCCGCGCGCGCCTCCACCAGGCTCCCGGCGACGTGCACCGCCACCGTCGGCGCGGGCCCCCGTCGCCGCAACAGGCCCCGGCGGGGCTGCTCCGGCGGGTCCAGATCCTCCATGCGCAGCGTGTGCGGCCCGGACCGGTCGGACAGGGTGAGGATCTCGCCCTCCCACGGCCGGCACAGCGGACACTCCAGCGGGGCGTCGGAGACGATGACCAGCCCCACCTGGATCTCGGCGAGGGCGTCAATGTGGCCTTCGACCGCGGCGCGCGCGGTGACCGAGCGGACGGCCATCTCCGCGTAGGCGGCGAGCTCCCACGTGCGACCGGAGGCGTCGACGAAACCACCCACCCCGCGCTGCGCGAACGCGTCGAGCGCCCGCTGGGACGCCTGCCTGCGGGTGACCGTGCCCAGCAGCGGGCCCGACGAGACGCGGGTGACGATCCGCTGGTACACGTCCACGACCGCCCGCGTGACCCGCTCGTACACGGGCCGGGTGTCCGCCGCGTAGGAGGCGGCCAGCCGGTCCACGGCAGGCGCGCCCGGCAGGATCCGGCGGGCGTGAAGCTCGCGGCCGATGTCCAGCGCCCCCAGCTCGGCCACGGCAGCCTGCCGGCCGCGCCCGTACGCCTCGATGAGGGCGGCCCGTACGGCCCCGTCGGCGTCCCGCTGGAGCGCGTCCGTGACCTCCTCCACCGCCTGCCGCAGGTCCCCGATGGAGCGGAGTTTGATCTCAGCCCACAGGGGCGAGTCGATGCCCTCGGCGAGCGCCGCCTGGAGCCGCTCCAGGATGGACCGTTCGGCGTCCTCGTACAGCATGGCGACGGCGGCGGCGAGATCTTCGGCCATGGCGGGCGACACAGGCATCGGCTACGCCTCCGGCTCGGTGTCCTCGCCCT